GTGCCGCGGCCTTCGGGCTCCTTGGGGAGCCGGGCTTTCTTCTTTCCCGGTGAGAATGTACTCGGTCGAAGTGTGTAACACTTCGGCAATTCTCCCAATGTATTTTTGTTTTGTAAATGATTCCGATTTCCCCCTCCGCCATTCGCTGACGATTGAAGGAGTAATTCCCAGCCGTGCGGCAAAATCTTTTTGCTCTGGGAACTGGGAGTCCACCAATGCAAAAAGACGGGTTGCAGCATCCATACGAAGCACCTCCGATTGTACAAAAAACGGGGTCCAGATTTGTGGAAAACTTCCAATAATCGTAAAATCTATATTTTACGATTGACAAACGTAATTTTCAGATTTACGATATAGCCACAAGCTAAACAGTCAAAACATAACAAACCAAATAAAAAAAGAAAGGAGGCGCGAGGAATGCGAAGCCCTTTCACGGTGTTCCGGCGTTGCCGGGAGCTTGAAAACGAAAATTTGCAGCTGAAATCAACATGCAAGGATTTGAGAAAACAGCTTGAAAAAATCACCGCCATGCGGGCGGATTACCCGGGCATTGAGCCTTGCAGAAGTCAACGGTGTTTGCAATGTGAACACGCTGTCATTCGATATCAGTACCTTCAGTTGTTTTGCAGTGAGAGAACCTTAGTCGGTTGCTCAGTGCACGCAAAATGCGAGGACTTTTCGGAGTTGCGGGAGAAGGGACTGGGTAGGTAAGAAGATCGTAGTGCATGGAAACAGTGAGAACAGCTTGCTTTTCTCTGAGAATCTTTAAGTCAAGCTTTTCCTCGCTTGATTCGTAGCCCCGTATAACTTCCTGAACGTCGCTGAGTGCCCGAATCGTCTCGTCACTGGCGACAAGAGCCGCCGTATTGACGGCCCGATAAAATGCTGCCATTGCTTCATGACTTCGCTCATTGGACAATCGTTCGGATGCAATCTCGTAGTCCCTATACGCTTTTAACCGAGCAGCTAAAAACGTGTTTAACGCAGCGGCTTTGATTTGAGCACGCATTGTCAACCGTGCCGTGATGATTCCCCCAACAATGCTGATAATTGTTCCAATGACTACACCGGCAAAAGCAATCCATGCAGTTTCCACAATCGTCCCCTCAGCTGATTCAATTATAGTTTCAGCCTATTTTATCACAGCCACGCCGCGTATGCAAGCGGCAGGAAGGAGTTTTTACCTATGTCGATCAGAGCGCTGCGGGAGGCCGCAGGTATGAGACAGTATGAGCTGGCGGCCCGGATGGGCGTGAAGCAGGCCAGCGTGAGCGCTTGGGAGAGCGGCTCGAGTAATCCAAGCGTGGAGAACCTGAAAAAGCTGGCGGACATCTTCCAGTGCAGCATTGATGAGCTGCTGGGCTATGGACGCCCCCGGACATCGCACGAAAGAAGGAGGTGAAGCTGTTTGAACCGTATTCGACAGCTGAGGGAGGAGAAGGGCATGACCCAGCAGCAACTGGCGGATGCCCTGGGCGTCAATCAGAGCACCGTGGATCGGTACGAAAAGGGCATCATTGAGCTACGGCTGACCATGGCCATGCGGATCATTTCCGTGCTGGACTGCACCATGAGCCAGTTGACCGGACAGGACATCGCATGAGGAAAGGAGGATGAACCATGCCGAGAGTAAAGCTGGGGACGCCTACACCGGCCCAGCAGCGGGCCGTGATGAACAAGATAATCAAGAAAGCCATGGTGGACTGCGACATCGAGGACTACACGGCCCTGAGCCTGCGGATGGGCATGAGCCGACAGGCCATCAGCCGCCGGATGAACGACGGAGGGTGGAAAGACGAGGAGCTGTGGAAGCTGGTGCGGGTTCTGAAGCTGTCGGCGGAGCAGCTGGCGGCGATGCTGGGCGCATTGCCACGGCCGGCTGCCTGAGTTCACCATAACACAAGAAGGAGGAATTTACCATGCTGACAAACGGACCGAATATTTACCAGGCGGCCCGGAAAGAGAGCTGTCTGACTCAGGAACAGGCCGCAGAGCGGCTGGAGGTCTCGGAGACCACCGTCAAGGCCTGGGAACAGGGCACGCGGGTACCGGACAACGAGACGGTGGCCAAGATGGTGGAGGTGTATCACCTGCCCTGGCTGGCACTGGAGCACCTGAAACAGGCGGGCGGCGTCCTGGGCGTGCTGCCGGAGGTGAACGTGCAGAGCCTCCCGACGGCGGCAATTACACTAATCAACCGGGTGCTGGACTTTGCGGAGCGGCACCGGGACCGGCAGCTGCTTCGCATCGCAGAGGACGGCATCATCGACGAGAAAGAGCGACCGGACTTCGACGCCATATGCCGGGACCTGGACGGCATCGTGGGCGCGGCGCTTCAGGTGAAATACACGTCGGACGCGCCGCCGAAGGCAAAAAAAGAACGCCCCGAGGCGGCAACCTCAGAGCGTTCAGGGGAAAAAGCGTGTGGACTTGAGCGATCCACTCTTGAACAAGTCAATTATAGCACAAGGTCCACGCCACACGCAAGCCCTAATTTTTGCCGGGAAGGAGGTGCCTTCCTGTGAGCGGTTGGGCGATGTTCTTCATGCTGATCGGCGTGGCGACGGTGGCGGCGATCCCGCTGTGGATCGTGGACTGTATCGAAAAGCGAAAGACGAGGTGGCAATATGGCAAGGTATGACTGCGGCTATGGGGCATGGATCCCCGGCCCGGTTTTGGACGATCCGGGGCTCCGGCCCCGGTCGCTGATCCTATACGCCCGGATCGCGCGGCGGGCCAACCGGGTGGGCTTCTGCTACGCAACCAACGCAACGCTGATCGAGGACATGACGGCTGTGGACGAGGACGGCTCCGTGCGGGTGATCTCAGAGCGGACGGTACAGGCCATGCTGGCAGAGCTTCAGGAGCGGGGGCACATCCACACGGACAACGGCCCCCTTCCTCCGGACAAAAGCGGCACGGTACGGACCGGTCGGCGGATCTACATCGGGCGGTCTCTGGCAGCGATTCCGGGCGATGCGCAGGGGGGTGAAGAAAATTTCACCCCTGAAAAAAACTGCACCCCAGGGGTGAAGAAAACTGCACCCCCCTTTAAATGTATAAAAGAAGAAAAGAAAAGTAATAACCCCCATACCCCCAAGACTCCCGGCTTTGTTTGGGACTTAGTCCACAGTTTTGTCCCGGCGGATGATACAGAGTATTTTGAGGCGCTGGAGGGGTTGTTGGTCAACCGGGAGGCTATGAAAAAGCCGGTTCTGACTGCGCAGGCCATGAACAGGATTTTGAGCCGTCTGCGGAAAGTCGGAGACCGGGCGATTGAGATCGCCATGCTTAACAAGGCCGTTGAGTTAAACTGGCTGACAGTTTATCCCCTGAAAGAGGACGAGCTGCCAGGACGGTCTGAATCGGACCGGGGCGGCGAGAGCCGGGAGGCAGGTGACACGGATGGAATTTAAAGCAGCTATGCAGCAGGCGAGCCAATATCTGACTTTCTCACCGGCTTTTATTGATCCGGAAAAGCCGCAAGGTCTCTGGTTCTGCGATACCGTTGTGGAGGCGGCGGCTATTCGGGAGAATGCTGTGTGCCTTGGACTGGGGTGCAGATGGGATGATGTTGTGCGCTGCCGTCCGTTTTTAGAGGCGTTCCCCTATCTGGTGATCGTCACCGCCAACGCCATCGCCCGAGAGCGAATGGTGGCGGAGCTGCGCCCCCGGCTCCCGGCCAGCTGTATATACGTCGTTACCGATGCCGGCTGGCGGAACTGTAAGACCGTTGAGGACTATGTGGCCCTGTACGGAGCGGCCCACCTCCCGGATATCCTATCCGGAGCGGAGGAGCTGCCCGCCTATGGCTTGCTGAATCTGGCGGAAGTCCCCCGGCGAGACATGAGTAAGATTCCCCGGACCCTCTCCCGTTTTTCCGTGCTTGACAGCAGCATCGGCGGGTTTTACTCCGGGGAGTTGTCCGTTTGGACCGGCAAGCGAGGCATCGGCAAGAGCACGCTGCTGAGCCAGATGCTTTTAGAGGCTGTGGATCAGGGACACACCGTCTGCGCGTATTCCGGCGAGTTGCCGAAGGAGCAGTTCCGAGAATGGACCTATCTGCAAGCGGCTGGGCCTGAGCACATCCGGTACATAACGGATCAGGCCACCGGGAAAAAGCTGGCATCCGCAGACGCTCTGGCGGACAAGCAGATCTCCGAGTGGCTCAACGAGCGATTCTGGCTGTTTGATCTGGAGCGCAACACCCGGCACGATCCCGAGACCATTCTGCGGCAGTTTGAATATGCGCATATGCGTTACAACGCAGATGTTTTTCTTGTGGATAATATCATGTCTGTAGATTTCGACAGTTCCACAGAGCGGGACTTCAACCGTGTGCAGTCGAAATTCACGCAAATGCTGGTAACCTTCTCCAAGCGCCGGGGTGTCCACACCCATCTGGTGGTGCACCCTCGGAAATCTACCAGTGACAATAACGCGAAAATCTCCTCAGACGATGTCAGCGGTTCCGGAGACATCACCAACCGGGCGGACAACGTGTTTTTCCTTACCACTCACCAGACGGACGGCAAGGAAAAACCTCTGCTGCAGATCCTGAAGAACCGGGACTACGGCTCCCACAGACACCAGTGGCTTGACTTCGACAAGAAGTCCCGTCGTTTCTTTCAGGATCAGACCGGGGACCCTAAGCGGGCTTACGGCTGGGAGGGACGCGGCGTCCAGATGGAGCTTGTGGAGGATCGCGGTGACATTGACGAGGTTTTCCCGGAGGAAAAGAAAACATGAAACGCAAAAAGAAATTGAACCTGGATGTGGCCCAGGACGAAACCGCAGATATTGAGCACGTTTGTCTGCTGACCAGCAGGGTGGTGTATACCCACCCAGCAAGGCGGTACTACGTTGAGGAGTTTCTCAGCTTGGTCACTGGGGAGCGGTGGCGGGAGGCGAGGTGGTTCCCTCTGGAGCCGCAGGCGGATCTTCCGCAGCGGAAACCGCATTTCGATTACACGAAAAAACTCAAGACTTGAGCGATAAAGGGGAAAGGTGAAGTATGAGAGCAATCGCTATCATGAACAACAAGGGCGGTGTCGGCAAAACCGTCACCGCCATCAATCTGGCGGACATCCTGGTCCGCCAAAACCATAAGCGGGTGATCCTGGCAGACTGCGACGGACAGATGAATCTGACCCGGTTTTACCTGCCGGAGTTTGACCCGGCGGTCAATTACAGCATGGCAAGCCTGCTGATGGGTGACGGTGAGCCGGTCTGGGAGGACAACCTGGTGCCGCTGGAGCCGGGCCTGAACCTGATCCCCGGCTCTCCGGATCTGTACAACCTGGACCTCGACGCCATCAAG